CAGCGGCGCCCTTATCCCCGTCCGCTTCACCGAGTCCAGCAAGTCCCAGCTAGGCTACGACCTCCAGGCCGCCGCCACCACCGGCCGGCTGAAGATATGGGCCAACGACCAAACACTGGAATACCAGAAAGTGGTATTCCAGCTTCGCCAGTGCCGAGCGACCTACAAACCCAACCGCATGGTCGCCTGGGCCGTACCCGAGGCGGAGGGCCACGACGACTACGCCGTCAGCGTCGCCCTCTGCAACCGCGCCGCGCAGGAAGCGCCCGCCCCACGCCTTGCCCGTGCTAGAATCCAGACAAAGGAGTAAGCGCATGAACATGAACACCGACGACGAATCTATCCCCCTTCCCCAGCGCATCGCCAACCGAGACCGCCCGCGGCTCACCGCCTACAAGAGCAACCTGGACTTCTACGGAGGCCAACAGTGGGACCGGCCCCAGCGCCGCCGCCCACGCACCCTCCCTCAACTCACCTTCAACTACGCCGCCACCCTAATCAACAAGCTAAGCTCCTACGTCATGGCCGGCCTAACCATCGGCGTTGAACCCCTGAGCGAAAGCCCAGAGCACATCGAGGCCGCAGCCAAGGCCGAAGAGGTCCTGACCCAGATCAGCGACGAGAACAACCTCCCCCGCCTGGACTTCGACAACGAGATCGACACCGCCGTCTTGGGCGACGGCGCGTTCAAGGTCCTCTGGAATCCCAACGAAGAGCGCGTCACCATCACCGCCCCCGACATGCAGGGCCTCTACGTCTGGCCCCATCCCGCCCGCTTTGACCGCGCCCGCCAGATCGCCCACACCTACCAACTCAGCGCCGCCGACATCCGCGCCCTATGGAACTACCAGCCCCTGAGAGACCCCGCCCAGGTCATCGAGGATTGGACGGACACCACCCTGGACATCTGGGTCGACAAAGTACGAGTGGCCACCAGCGTCAACCCATACAACGCCATCCCCATCATCATCTACCCCAACCTGTCCGTCCCTAAACAGTGGCACGGAATCTCTGACCTTGAACAGGCCAAGGAGCCCGCTAAGCAGATCAACGCCCAGCTCTCCCGCATCTCCGCCATCCTGGAACTTTCCGGCTCCCCCATCACCGTACTGGAGAACGTAGAACAGGCCAGCGACATCCAGGCCGAGCCTGGGGCAGTATGGGATCTCCCGGAGAAAGCCAAGGCCTACCTGCTAGACCTACTCAGCGGAGGAGGTGTCCGCCTCCATATTGACTATCTCGAATCCCTCCTGGAAACCCTCTACGCCGTCACGGAGACACCCCGAACAGCTTTCGGGTCCACCGAACGCGACCTGTCGGGCATTGCCCTACAGGTGCAGCTTCAGCCGTTATTGCAAAAATGCGAGCGCAAGCGCCTCATCCGCACCGACGCCTACAAGCGCCGGGCACTGCTCGCCCTCCAGATATACGACCAGCACCACGACACCACCCACGCCACCACCGGACGCGTCACCATAGCCTGGGCCGCTCCCTCCATCTACGACCGCGCTGCCGAGATCAGAAACGAAAGCGCCCAGATCGCCGCCGGACTCAGCACCCGTAAGACATCCATGTCACGGCTAGGGGAGCACGACCCCGACGCCCGTTACCAGGAGGCCCTACAAGAAGCTAGGGACTGGGCCCAGGTTCCACCGGCACCCGATTTGACAAAGAACGTACCATCGGCATAAGCTCATGCGCAGAATCAGGAGGCGAGAATGTCCGACGAGAACGAGCAGACCGGCGGCCAAGACGACAACCCCGACCCTCTAACGGCCCTACAGGCCCAACTGGCCCAGGCCCTAGAGACCACCCGGACCGCTCTACGCGCCGCCAACCCTGACCTCCCCGACGCCGCCTTCACCGGCGCTGACCTGACCACCCTGGCCCAGAGCATCGACAGCGCCCGCGCCGTCGCCGACCACGTGCGCCAGCAGATCGAGACGGCCCAGGCAGCCGCCGCCGCCACCAACACAGGGGTTCGACTCCCCACCGGCGGAGGCATACAGCGAGCCACCATCCAGGTCCCCGACGGCGTTCGCGGCGTCAGCCGCATCGCCTTTGCCCTCAACCACCCAGGCCCAGGAATGACGGAGTAGAACCCCATGGCATTTGAAACCGTAGCCGAAGCCGACAAGTACAGCCGCACCCAACTCATCAAGGGCGTTGTGGAGGCCATCGTCGCCGAGTCCCCCGTCCTCAACCTCCTACCGTTCGCCGAAATCCTCGGCAACAGCCTCACCTACAACCGCGAGGCCACCCTCGGCGGCGCACAGTTCTACAACCCCGGCGACACCTGGGTCGAAGGAACACCTACCGTTACCGCCGTCACCGCCACCCTCAAGATTCTGGGCGGCGACGCCGACATCGACAACTTCCTCGCTCTCACCCGCTCCAACGAGCAAGACCTCGAAGCCGAAGTCCTGGCAATGAAGGCTAAGGCCGTCGCCCGGGAGTTCCAGGACGAGTTCGTCTACGGCGAGCTAGCCGTCGACCCCAAGGGCTTCAACGGCCTCCATGTCACCGCCGAAGCCCTAGCCGCCGCCCAGAACGTCCACCTGGGCAGCAGCACCACCCCCGCCGTCGGCACCTTCACCCAACTTGACCAGCTCTGCGACTGCATCGTCGGCGGTCCGTCCGCCCTCATGATGAGCCGCCGCACGCGCCGAGGCATCCAGAAGCTTGCCCGGTCGCAAGGCTGGGCACTCCAGTCCGCCCCAGTCGGCGCTCTAGGCTACCTTGCCCAACTCTGGTCCGGGATCCCCATCCTCATCAACGACTTCATGGTAGACACCGAACTCCTAGCCTCCAGCAAGTACTCCGCCAAGACCGGCGGCGCGTCCTCCAGCATCTTCGCGCTGAAGTTTGGTGGTGACGCCCTCTTTGGCTTGGAAGCAGGCGGCGGAATCCAAGTCGAACGCGTAGGCTCCCTGGAGACGAAGGACGCCAAACGAGATCGCGTGAAGTGGTACTGCGGCCTGGCCCTACTCAGCAGCGTCGCCATGGCCCGCATGGACGGCCTCAGCTCCGGAGACTGGACAAACTAATGGCCGGCGTCTACTGCCCCCGCTGTCAGAGCAAGTGCCTGCTAGAGCAGGACGGCATCTCCTGCTCCAACTGCGGGACCGCCCTCGTCCAACCCGTCGCACCAGCCCCCACGAAGCCGTCTAAGGAGAAGTAGCCATGGCGCTCACCGAAGCCAGCCCTCGCAACCGAACCGTCCGGGCCATCGGTCCTAAGTTCAAAGTCGCTCTCTCCGGCACCGTCATTGCGGGCGACCTAATCGGCTACGCCACCGGCTGGAAACGCGCCCTGGCCACCGTCGCCACCGCCATCCAGGGCAAGCTGATCGCCCTTCAGGGCGGCGTCAGCGGCGACGAGATCGAGGTCTGCCGCGAGGCCATCATCGGCGGCTTCACCGCCGGCACCGTCGGCGGCCTCGTCTACAACGAGGAAGGGGCAGGCGTCGGCGGCGGCTACACCGAGACCGCCCCCGCCACCACCGGCGACGTGAACACCATCCTTGGCTATATCCTCTCCGCCACCGAGATCTACGTCGCCCCCAGCGTGCGCGCCGGTTCCACCGCCGCCTAGCAGGGAGGCCCTATGGCCACCCCCCTAGCCGACGCTCTCGCCGACCTTCGCGTCGAGCTAAAGGACGCCGCCTCTGCCATCTGGTCCGACGCCGAGCTCACCCGCGCCATCGAGAAAGCCCTGGAAGAGTTCTCGAAAGCCATCCCCTACCAGAACAAGACCACCGTCGTGACCGTCGCGGGCAGCCGAGACATCAGTATCTCCGCCCTAACCGGCCGCATTAACGTCCGCGCCGTCGAGTGGCCCGTCGGCTCCTGGCCCCAGAACTTCGTCGGCTTCGCCATCTGGGGCAACACCTTGACCATGCTCACCGACGCTGCTCCTGCCGCCATCGAGAACACCTACGTCTACTGGGAAGGCCCCCACACCCTGGGCGCCAGCAGCACCACCCTGGACGTCGCCCAGATCGAGCTTGTGCTAATCGGCGCCGCTGGCTACGCCTGCCTCCAGGAGCAGGTCGACGCCACCGACTCCCTGAACACCGGCGGCCAACGCGCCGCCACCGACTGGGAGAAGCTCGCCGCCCACTACCTGGGACGCTTCCAGGCGCTACTCCGCAAGCGCCAGAAACTCCGCACCCGCCGCCTCTACGTCGAGACCGACCCCGTGCCCAGCCAGTCCAGCGACCCAGGCCCCTGACACGCTACCGTGTAGAATAGGGCCAGCATGCGAGCCCTACACGCCGACCTTACCGCCGCGCAGAAGGCGACCAACCGCCGCCCTTACCTGAAGGTCGTCGTCTCCGACCGCAACGCGGGCATCCGCCGCCTACGCCCCACCCTCTGGTACACCGGCGCTGAAGCCGCCGGGCCCCACGCCGTAGCCGTCCCCACCGACGGCTCGCTGAACCGGCTCCGCATCGAGGCCAACACCCTCTACCGCCAGCGCGTCGCCAGCCCCACCAGCGGCAGCACGTACAGCAGTTGGACGAGCTGGCGCACCACGACGAAGCTCTGCGCCATCGCCAAGTCGGGCGCCAACCTCTACGCCTACGCTGTGGACTCAGGTACCCCCACCCAGATATACGAGTCCACCAGCGCGGACAGCGGAGCCACCTGGTCCGCCTTCGCCCTGATCATCACCCACGCCGTGACCATCAACTACATAGCAGCCTCAGCCAAATCGAGCACCGTCCGCGCCCTGGTAGTGAACAACGGCAACAACCTCAGCGCCTACAAGTACTCGGCCAGCGCTTGGGCCGCTGCCGTCACCACCACCGACGGCGAAATAACCCCGACCGGCATCGCCCTCTTCTATCAAAGCGACTGGAACATCATCGTTACCGGCACCATCGTCACCGGCGGCGGCGCCCGGCTCGCCTCTCGCATATTCGGCGACGGCTTCTCTCAGGCCCCCAACACCTGGAGCCCCGCCTGGCCCATCAACGACACCGCCCCCGGCTCGAACGTCGCCTACAACAACCCCTTCCTCTTCCAGCCCGACGTTTACCGTTTCACCTGTCGCGAGTACTACACCGGGACCGGGGCCTACGACCGCATCGTCCACTCCTACAGCCCCCCCACGGCGGACTACGCAGACAACCTGTGGCACGAACCCGTCCCCTTCGACCTGGGCACGGACTACGGCCTAGCCATCGCCTTCACCGCCACAGCCGTCTACCTGACGACCCCCAACCGCGTCTACTACTGGGGCCTGACCCTGGCCACCCTGGACGTCACCGCGGACGTGATCGAGTGCTCCCTGAACGAAAGCACCGAGCCCGAGACGTCCACCATCCTCTTGGACAACCACGCGGGCACGTACAACGCGCACGCCACCATCACCAAGGGCGCAGAGGTGCGCATCAGCCCGGGCTACTACGACGCCAACAACGTCGCCCGCTACTCCGACGGCCCCACCGTCTGGATCGCCGCCCTAGAGCACACCTTCGACTCAAAGGGAAGCGCCACCCTAACTTTGCGCTGTGAAAACGCCTTCGCCCACCTATCCCGCTGGCGTGCGCCCCGCCTTATCCAGTTCGCCGCCGCTGCTAAGAACATCTTCGGCCTGTTCATGTGGCTCGCCGCCCGCGCAGGTTTTGAGTTCTCCGGCACGGGCTCAAGCGCAACGGCCAGCAACACCTACCCCGCCCTCTCCATCAACCCGGGAACCAGCGCCCTTGCCGTCGCTCACCGCCTTCTCGGGCGAATCCCCGACATCATCTACAACCGTGGCGAGTTCCTCTACCTGGAGGAACCTCTCGCTGCCGACTCTTCCGACCAGGCCTTCGCCTGGCAACCCACAACCCAGCACCCGATCTACACCGCGCGCTACGTCGACCGCCTGAAGGATCACAACCACTTCAAGGTCCTGGGCGGCGCTCTCGCCAACGTCGTTGGCGAGTCGATCGACTTTTCCGAGATCCCCCTTCACTACGCCAGCCCTGCCCTAATCGCAGACCGCGAGCTTACCACCGACACCACCACCCTCAACCGAGCGCTCGCCCTGGCCCGCAAGGAAGCGGGATCATTCGCCCGCGAAGAAGCGATCGAGCACTACGCCGACCAGATCACGGCCCCGGTCCACTGCGGCCTAGAGGTCAACGACGTAATAGACATCACCGACTCCCGCCGGGCGCTCTCCGCCTCCAAACGCCGCGTCCTCCGGGCCGTGCTACACTACAGCCGCGGTCGCAGTCGCGACCCCGACTACACCCACACCCTGACCCTGGGAGCGCCCTGATGCAGGTGCACCGCGCCATCATCAAGGCCTACGACGCCGTGACCCACAAGGCCGACGTGCAACTCGTAAGCTCGCTACCCACGCTCGTGCTCGCCGTGCCCGTGGCCACGGACATCCCCGCCGCCGACGTCGTAGCCGATCGTGAATGCGCCGTCCTCTTCTTCACCGACGACAACCCCGACGACGCCGTTATCATCACCGTACAGGGAGCCCTACCAGCCGCAGGTCTAGACGTCGAAGTGCTAGAGAGCGGCGTAAGCGTAGGAACCGTCGGCGCAACCCTAACCCTAATCGAAGTGTACGAAGGCGGCGTCCTAGTAGGAGGCACACCATGACCACATTCAAGATCGACTTCGGGGCCGGCTTCGACGTAGCCGAATCCCCCGCCGACAAGTTCAACATCACACTAGACCTGTCGGAGATCGGCGTCATCCTGTCCGGCCTGGACGCCGCCAAACCCGCCGCAGCCGTCGCCAACCGCCTCTACTGGGCCACCGATACCGGCATCCTCTACCGCGACACCGGCGCAGCGTGGAGCGAGGTTGTACGCGGCGAGACCTTCAGCCGCCTCGCCCAGCTCACCGAGAAGTCTCACGCCAGCCTAACGAACGTCACTGCCGACCAGCACCACGCCCAGCTACACGCCGCCGCCCATGCCGCAGCCGCGGGCGACGACATCGGCGGCCAGGCCATGGCTATCACCGGCAACTGGGACGTGACCGGCATCACGGGCCGCCTCAAGATACAGACCGGGGCCGGAGCGCCGTCCCACTCCGAGGCCGAGGGGACGTTGTACTGGGACACCACCAACAACAAGCTCTACTGCAACAACGACGGCGCTACCGCCTGGACGGAAGTCGGGACGGGTAGCGGCGGCCCCACCACCGTGCGCAAGACCGCCGACGAGACCGTTACCAGCAGCACAGTCCTCCAGAACGACAACCACCTGCTCCTCGCCATGGCCGCCAACGAAATCTGGGAAGTCCGCTTTAAACTCATGGTCACGGCGGCCCAAGCTGGCGACATCAAATACGCCTTCACTGTCCCCGCCGGCGCAACGGTCAAGCACACCTACTTTGGCCCAGTAATCGGCGTAACGGCGACCCCATTCGTGACCTACAGCGCCACCCTCCAGGATGCTGCCGTCGACCGCTCCCCTGGCATCCTCGACGTCAGCGACCCTACCCTGGTCATCATCGAAGCCATCGTCGTATGTGGCGCGACCCCCGGTAACCTCCAACTCCAATGGGCACAGAACACTTCTAACGCCACGGCGACCACGGTGCTAGCCAACAGCTGTCTCATCGCACACAAGCTCGCATAAGAAGAGACTGATGTTCTACGAATTCGACCTCACCATCCCCGCCAACACCTCGGCCGCTAGCCCCGAAGAGCTGGGCGCAAAACACCGCCGAGGCGACCAACACCGTCGTCGTCACCAACTCCATCATCCTGGCCGACAAGATCGCGTAAAGAGAGAAGGGAGCCGAGAGATGAACCTGAGCGAGATGCGCGCCAGCGCCCCCCGCCGCCATCACCTAGCGCCACACCAGCGCCCACCAGCGGCCCCGCAAGGCCACTACAACCGCTAAGTGGTATACTCGGTTGCGTGGAACCCCTAGACGTGCGCAACCTCATGACGAACGGGCTCACGGGCCGCTACCCCATCGGCCCCGCTGTCATCGGCGTCGCCGTCCACCACTCCGTCAGCGGCGCTCCCTTCTTCGACGCCATCCCCGACACCGAAGCCGACGAGATCGCCCACCTCCGGGCCATCGACCGCTACCACAACCAGCCCCCAGACCGCGACTGGGGCGGCTTCGGCTACCACCTGGCCGCCTTCCCCTCCGGGCGCTGGTACTACTGCGGCGACCTACACGGAGCCCGCGCCCACGTCGCCGGGCGCAACAACGAGCTGATCGGCATCGTCCTGATCGGCGACTTCCGCGACCAAGCGCCACCCGACACCCAACTCACCGCCGCCGCCCACGCCGTCGCCTTCATCCAGCGAGAGTACCCCGCGATCCCACTCGCCGGGCATAGAGCGTGGGCACTGGCCAGCGACCCAACCGCTTGCCCCGGAACACTCTTCTGGCTCTACCACCTGCAGTCCCCACGGGAGGAGATCCCCATGACGCTCAACATCCCCCTGCTACAGCGTGAAGGCGACGACGAAGTGTACGCCGACCTCTTCACGGCGCTCGTTCACATCCCCGAACCGAAGTACGTCGCCGACTGGGACGCAGGGGGATGTTGA